GCCTCCACCTCTAAGGTCATGCTGCCGATGGTCACGGTGCGCACGTTGTCGCGCACCACCTCGTTGGTTGCCATATCTCTCTCCTAAGAAAAAGGGGCGCGCCGCTTAGGATTCGGCGCGCCCCGCCCATGGGGGTCCAGCTAAGGTGCCGTGCGACTACGGATTGGTCGTGGTCGGCGGCTCGGTCGTGGTCGGGTAGTAGACGGCCTCGAAGAAGTTTGCGTAGTTGTCGCTGCCCTTCTCGCACTTCCAGCGGCGGCGGCGGTTGCCGTTGGGCAGCTCGGTGAGGACGCTCGTGATGGTCGCCGTCTCGGTGGCGTAGGTGCGGGTGCCGTCGCGCGTGGTGGTGGCGAAGGTCTTGGACACATCACCCGACGTGCAGGAGTACCACACGTAGCGGGTGCCGCCTTGGTCGCTGTCCACCTCCCAGAGCGTTGCGAACTCTGCGGACTCCGCGTCGCCCTCGCCGACGCCGCCGCCCTCGGAGACCTGCCCGAGGATGTTCTCGAGGAACCAGTCGGAGAACTTCGCCACGTTCAGCTCACCCGTCTTGGTGGACGCGCCCGCTCCGCCGTAGTAGCGCCCGTTGTCGGCGTCGAGGCCGTTGTCGGAGCTGTTGCCGTTGGAGACGTTCAGGTTGATGGCGCCCGGGTGCATCACGGGCGTCTCGTAGGTGCCGTCCGACTTGCGGATGGCGAACGCGAGCTTGCTGATGCCCCACTCGGCGATTGCCGCTGTTGCTGTAGGCATGTCATGCCTCCTGTTCTGTCAGTGTCACATGGAAATAGGTGATTACGAAATGGCGGTCTGGGTCGTGCGCGAAGCTGCGCGCGGACTGTATGCCCTCGTCCGCCAGTGCCCGCTTGACGCGCAGCTCAAGCGGCACGTCCCTCTCGCGCGAGTACAGCTCGATGTCGTATGGCACGCACCACAGGGCGTTCACGCCGTCGGCGGCGAGCACGTCCTCGTCTTGGGGGACGAGCACCGCATACGGCAGCGGCGGAGCGTCCTGCCCGGGCCACTCGAACTGCGTGCACGGGAGGCCGATGCCGTCGAGCGCGGCCAGCGCATCCGCAAGCGTCGGCATGCCCATCAGGCATCACCTCCCGCGAAGTGTCGTTTGACGGCGTACTCGTAGGCGTCGCTGATGTGGGGGCGTGCCCTGGTGCGGCGCCCGGTGTCGTGGCCGTTCACGAACAGCTCGTGGCCCTTCTCTATGAGGTGCGTGAGTCCTGGCGCCGTCCTGTTCGCGACCACGGCCTCCACGTGCCCGTCGTGCTCGGCGTACTTGTAGGCCGTCCAGCCCCTCTCGTACGTCAGGCGCTCGCGCTCGCCGGGAAGGTCCTCGGTCTGCGACCACGTGCCGACGTCGGCCTTGATGTGCGCCGCCGCGTCGTCGGCGGCGCCGTACACGTCCTCCTGGAGGTCGGCCTCGAGCTCGTCCACGTTGGCCTCGAACATCGCCATCACGTTCTGGTAGAAGTCTCCGACCTCGCAATCCACGGAGCTAGGCATCGGCCACCTCCCTCGTCCCGGCTATGACCACCACGTCCTCGGCGAAGTCGTGCGACTCGATGCGGTGAACGTTGCCCTGGAAGCGGAACGCCCTGTACTCGTCGCGCCACGTGCCAGGCGGCAGCTCGAACATCGCGAGCCGCGCCATGTCAGACTGTGCGGCGGCGCTCTCGATCGACTCGGAAAGCCGCAGCAGGTTGGCCTTCGTCGGCACGGGGTCTCCCCACGTCGTGTGCCACGAGCCCCACTGGTCGCGCTCGTTCGTCTGCGGAAGCAGCTCTATGTCATAGAGGAACAGAGACCGTATGGCCGTCAGCATCGTGTCGTAGCCGTTGTAGGCGGGCGTCCCGGACGGCGGCTCGGGGAAGCCGTACACGCGGTACCGCTCGCCCCTCACCCATACGTGGGAGCCCATCAGGTCGTGCGGAGCGGACTTCGGCCAGAACAGCGTGACCGTCTTGGAGTCGCCCTTGTACCGTGCCTGGTTGATGAAGCGCGTCTGCACGTCCATAACGGTCTGGTCGGACATGTCGGCCTCGTAGAAGAGGACCCTTGGCACGTCGGTCATGGTCCCGTCGGCGCTCTCGAGCGTGACGGTCTGGCCCATTCTCCCGAGAAGCATGCCTCCCCCTATCCGTACGGGGACAGCACGCAGGCGCGTGCCGCGCCAATGCCCAGCGACCTGCGCTCCTGCTCGGTGAGGAACAGGTCGCCGTAGGGGTTGGCGAACGTCACGGACGCGTTTATCTGCCCCGCCGTCTGGGCGAACTCGGAGGCTCCGAAGGGGACCTCCCCGCCCGCGTCCTGCCCGCTGCCGAGCGAGCGCCGAGCGACGGTGCGGCAAACGCGCTTGAGCCTGTAGGTGAAGGGCTCGGCGGGGTCTGAGTAGTCGATGTCGTGCTCGTCAAGCTCGGAGCATATGAGGTCGGTGGCCTCGGTCAGCACCTCTAGCAGCACGGCGTCCTCGGTGGCATCATCGGGGTACCGCGCCCGGTACTCCTCGACGGTGGCGAACGGCTCCATGGCTAGGCCCCCAAAGTCTCTAGGAGCTTCTGCCTGGACGCTCGGCTCGGTACGTCGATTCCGCGTTCCTTGGCAAGCGTGCGCAACTCTGCGACGGTCAGCCCGTCCAGATTGCCGCTCTCACCGACTGTGGGCGTTTCTGAGACGCTTTCGGTTGCATCGCGGCCAACTAGTCCCGATTGGACATAGCCGCCGTCCACAAGCTCTCTGATTCGCTCTGGCGTGCCGCCGTACTCATCGCCGACGGCATACGCGCGCCACGTCTCGCGGTCACGGAAGGGAGTGATTACCCTAACCATGAGCTATCCCTAGGCCACGTGCGTCATGGAGCCGCGAACCACGAACTGCTCGACCTCGGGCGTGATGGTGAGCGTGCGCACGGGATAGACCTCGGTGGACGCGTGGTCCATGGCGGGGCCGTAGCCGAAGCCGATCAGGTTGGAGCCGTCGGTCTGGTACACGATATCGGCCTGCGCGAGCGTCGAGAAGTCGATGCCGTAGCTCTTGAGGTTCGAGACGGGCGTGGCAAGCTCGGTACCCTTGGTGACGCGGTTGGTCAGGAACACCTTGTTGATGCCGAGGAAGTTCTCCAGATAGGTCATGCCGAACAGGTCCTGCGTGGTGATGGTCGCATCCGCAAGGTAGTCGTACACGTCGGAGCGGTTCAGGAAGTGGATAATGTCGGTGTCGTTCTCGCGGTTCGTCTCAAGCGTGTTGAGCAGCGTGTCCTCGGTGTGGGCGAGCATCTGCTGCAGGTCCCACGTGCTACCCTGCACCGGGCTTGCCACGGTCGCGCCGTCGAACAGGTTGATCCAGTTGAAGATGTCGCTCACCGTGTCGGCTCGAAGCTGCTTGTACGCCTTCTCGACGAAGCGGGTGAGGGCGTTCTGAAGGCCGCCGCGCTGGATGGCCTGCGCGGTGATCCGGATGCGGTACGGGATGAAGTTCACGTCGCCGATGTACTCCTTGGTCAGGTCGAAGTGGCTCAGCGAGATCTCGTCGCCCTCGACGTAGGTCTTGCCGGCGGAGCTGCCTGCGGAGGCGTAGGCCACGTAGTAGTCCTTGAGGCTGGCCTTCGCTGGACTCTGGACCTCGGTATAGACGCCGCCGGACTCGGTGTAGTACTTCTTGCCGGCAACGACGTCAGTGTCCTTCGTCTTCTCGTAGACGATGGTGCCGGGGTCGATTGCCTGGTCGGTGAGCTGCCCGTTCACGACGTACTTGAACAGGGACGTGCCGGCCTGCACGACCTCGGGCGGGAAGAAGCCGACCATCTCTTGGAAGCGGTCGAACTCGCCCTGATAGCGGCTGATGTACTCGGAGAACACGGCCTCGATGGTGTCCTGGGAGGTGATGGTGTTGGGAATAACGGCCATGACGGCCTCCAATCTCTTCGGTTACTTTCGGTTTCTCGCGTTGTATTCGGCGCGGATTCGGATGCGCTCGCTCGTGCTCTTGGCCACCTTCAGCGCCTCGTCCAGCGTCTGCGCGGGTTGCGCCTGCTCCCCGCCGTCGCGCATGTCGCCGTACTTTGGCCGTGCGGCCTCGATGCCGGCGAGGTACTTGGCGTTGTCCTCCACGTCGCCGGACATGCGGGCGAGTGTCCCGGCATCGACCTTGTACTGCGACGCGAACTGCGCCACGGACGCGGTGCGCTCCTGCTCCGCCTGCATGGCCTCGAACTTGGCCTTCCAGTCGGCAGCCTCGGTCTGCGCCTTGGTCAGGCCGTCCTGCGCGCGCTCGAGCTCGGTCTTCTGGCTGGCCTCGTACTCGTCCAGCTTTGCGGCCTTCGCCTCAAGCTCCTTGATGCGCTCGTTGTTGGCCTTGCTCTGGGCCTCCCACTTGCGGGCCATCGCCTTCCAGTCGGTCGTGTCGCCGTGCGGCTGCTCGACCTGCGGCTGCTCCTGCCCGGTCTCGGTGGTGGGCGCTGTCTCTTCGGCCATGCCGGCCTCCTATCTGCCCGTGCGGGCGTCTCGGGTTTGCCCCGTGCGGGGCGTTGACTCGGCGCGTCTGCCATGCGGCTCCGCGTCGCTTATGAAAAAAGCCACCCTCTCAGATGGCTTCGTTCACCGACGGTCGGACGGGTAGGGCGCTGCCCCTACGGCCTGCTCTGTGATGCCCTGCCGGCGGACCAAGCCAGCAGCCGTCCATGTGTGCCGCGCCTTCGGGCGCGCGACGGACCGATATGAAAAAGCACCCGGCAAGGTGCCTTGTCATTGAATATTTGATGCTTTTCCGTCTTTCCTGCCACCAGTGGCGGCAGATTGGCAAGCTATTGCGTGTTTGTTATATCTTGTGAGTTTCCCAAATTGTTAGCTATGGGCAACTAGTAAATTAGTGTTTGAAGCCGCTTTAAACACTACCTTCTACCTGCGAACTTTCTTATTCGTTATCAAAAAGTAGTGTTTGAAGCCGCTTTAGACACTTAAACACTAGTGTTTAAAGCCGCTTTAGACACTTAAACACTAGTGTTTGAAGCCATATATAAATAGGGTTTATACACGACCCCACCTTCACTACCACGGGGTGGGGGTGTGGCTAGAGCGCCGCCACCCCCCACCCACCCCTGTGTGGAAGTGAAGGGGGCCGAACCTATCATTTGATGTTTTATACATGTTGACTAACAGTGGTTCGCGGCGGTGTCACCATTGCCCGAGACCAAGCGCTCCCGGTTAACATCCTCGTCCGGACATGCGCCACGCATGGCCGACCTCGGCCTCGGTCGCGGAACGAGTCGGATGCCCAGCAACCGTGCCGCCGCCACGCACGCGGAGGACAGGGCGTGGGCGATGAGGGTGTCGTGGCACGCCGCGATGTCGAACAGCTCCTGCAACGTCATGGCCGTCACCTGAGCCTCCCGCGCATCCGGGCGCTCCTGGACGAGCGCCTGTACGTGTCCATGATGCGCATGCGCTCGACCTGGTAGCTGGTCCCGTTCCTCTCCGCCCGCCTGCTGGCGGTGTCGCTGACGCGCTCCTGCCAGAGGTCGTATAGCATGTCGGGGTCGTACCCCTCTATGGAGGTGGACTGCCCTCCCGGCACGACGACGCAATCGCACGAGCGGTGCGACCCCTCCCGCGCGCTCTGCTCGCTGTAGTACACGAACCCACGGCTCGCGAGCATCAGGCAGAAGTCGCACGTGCTGGGGCCGGTGGGCACCCTGGCGTAGCGCACGTTGTTTCGGTAGCAGTTCCGTATCATCGACTCGTAGTTGCACCGCCGCACGTAGAAGTCGGCGAGCGCCGAGCAGTCGTCAAGGAACCTGCCGCCGTCCCCCTCGACCAGCGCCCTCGCGAAGTACCTCACCTTGGAGGACAGCATGTCCTCGTCTATGATGTCTCCGAACAGCTCGAACGCATCCGTCTCGATTCCCTCGGCGGCGCACACCTCGTCGTAGAGCTGCCCCGCGAGCGCCTGGGCCATGTCGCCGTGGACGCCTATCGTCTCCGTGATGGCCGCTATCGCCGCCTCGCGTCGCGCCGTCACGCCGCCGTCGGCGCGCGAGAGCGCGTCACGCACCGCGTCCGCGGCCTGCTGGCCGAGGTCGATGAGCGAGCTGCGGTACCACTCGAGGTCTCCCTGGCTAATCCTCATCGCCCGGTCCCGTCATGGGCTCGCCACCAACACCTGGCAGATGGCTGGGGCTGCCGGCATCGTTCATGGACCTGCCTTGCAAGATGGCCGTGGTGCCGACGTTCTGCCGCGCCTGGTTCATCCTCATCTGCGAGTTGACCCGCGCTATGGTTGCCTGGTCGAAGCCCACCATCTCGAAGAAAACGTCGGTGCTGGCAAAGGCCGGGTTCACGCTCGCTATCTTCATGGCCGCGTCGGTCGTGGCCGCGATGCTCGGCATGGCGGGATTCTTGAAGTGCGGCATGACGGAGCGCTGCACGTCGTCAAGGTCATCCACGCTCGACCTGTTGGACTCGACCATCATCACGAGAAGCGCGATTTGGCGCAGTGCGGGAATCAAGTGCTCGTCCTCGAAGCTCTGCGCATCCTCAATGAGGTCTCTCCTCGCCTCCACGATGGCCTCGGCAGAACTCGGGTTGTCCTGCACGATGCCGAGCGATTGCAGGGGAACGCCCGTCGCAGCCGCGAACAGCTTCGCGTCCGTCTCTATCAGCCGAATCAGCGCGTCAGGCTGGTTGGAGGGCAGCTGCGCGATGGTGGGCGCGTGGCCGTTTCGATCCATCGTTGCCAGCAGGAACGGGTTGATGTACATGTTCCACTGCGGCTTGTCCTTGAGCGCGTTGTACATGGACTCGGTGAGGCCGAGTACCGCGCGCATCGGGATCGCGTAGAACGCCCTGCTGATGGCGATTGCCAGCCTCACGGACAGTACGTCGTCCACGACGCTTCGCACGTCCTTCGTGATGCGCGTCCCGCCCAGCGGCTTCTTGTCCGTCGGCTCGTAGACGAACGGGACCATCATCATCACGTCGGGCGGGGTCTCGACCCTCTCGGCGTGCCACTTGCCCGGCGAGTCTCGCACTATCGCCACGCGGCTCCCCGGCATGTGCAGGTTCACGCGCGTCACGACCTGCTTTCGCGGCGACCACTCCGTGCGCTCAGAGTTGGCTATGACGAACCCGCTGCGAATCCTGCCCGTGGCCTCGTTCATCATGACGGCGCCGTTGTCCGCCGAGTGGAAGGTGACGCTGGCGCTCGTGCCGAAGTTGTTCACGGTGGCGAATGCGCACCCCTTCTTGAGGGTTCCGACGCGCGTCCGCGAGAAATCGGCGTCGAAGTCGGACCTACCGAGCGCCCTCCTCAGGCCGTCATCCATGCCGTCGCGGCCCTCGAACACGAACCCGTCGAACCGTACGTGGTTCGCCACCTCCTTCACGGCCTTCCTCGCCCAGTCGCAGGAGAGGTCCACGTGTACCCTCTCCTTCGCCTCGGGCGGCAGGATGTCCACGCCGATGTCCTTCGCCATCACGTCGCCCTCGTAGTAGCGCTCAAGGAGGTTGTTCCTGCGTCGCGTCCTGTTGAACACGCTCAGCAGCGCGTCCAGCTCATCGGCTTCGGAGGTGGTGAGGCCGCTGGCGCGCCTTATCTCGTTGATGTCGCTCATAGGTTTATCATCATCTCCTCGGCTGGCTCGCGCCTAACCTGCATCGCGCCCCAATGGGCGAACGCCAAGGCGTCAACAAGCGTCGCGTTTGCACGGTCGTTGCTTGCGAAGCCATAGCCGCCAGCCGTGCCTATGCGCCTCCTGTTGCACTCGCACACGCTCTCGTCCGTGGACTCGTCGGCAACGTGGGTGATCGTGTGGGCCCTCGTTGCGTTGACGAATCCCGTGTATGCCTCGACCGCCTGAGCGGTGTTCGGCCTTACGATCATCTCGTCCGAAACGCCCGCGTCAAGCAGCTCGTTCTCCAACGTCTTTGCGTTGCTCTGGCCGTCGATGATTATCGACTCCGCACAATCGACTACGCCTAGCAGCCATTCCACGAACTTGCCGACGCCGCTTCTGCAACTAATCTCCTGCGCAAGCTCGACATGTGGTATGCCGTCGCCGTCATCGACGCATACGGCTATCGCGCCCATCCTCGCGTCGGGGTCGAACTTGACCGCGTAGATGAGCCTTCCATCGTCAGGCGCTCTGTCCACCCTGCACTTCGTCCAGTCGCTCGCGGATATCGGGTGAGCCGCCAACGTGGCAGCGCCCCACCATCCCAAGTGCTCCTGCGCGAACGTCTCGGGCGACATCCCCCGCGCGTCCTTGCGGAGTGCAGATATCAACAGCTGATATCCCAGCGACGGGTTGTACTCGTACCATCTGTCCTCGTCCAGCGGGTCGCCAACCTCGGGAGCGCCCCATTCGTGGATGCACAGACCCTCGTATGGGTCCGTGTGGGCGAAGTTGCGCAGACGGCTGAACACGACGCCCTTGTACGGCTTCGCGGGGTCTGGCACCGTGCCCATCAGGATTGTCTGCGGACTTCCCAGCGGTGCCGCCGAGTTCAGCGGTGACAGCGCCGCGTCCTGTTCCTCGGTGTAGCTCTGCGCCTCGTCAACCACGACCAGATCAAACGTGCCTCCACGTCCGACGTCGCCGCTTGAGCCGCGCGTTCGGAACTCGATGTGACCGCCGTTCTTGAGGTCGAGAATCATCTGGTTGGCGCTGGTCGTGTACTTCTCCACCAACCTGTTCAGCTCGGGGAACTTCGCGTCTGGGTCGTTCTTTCGGTTGCCGAACTTCGCTCGTAGGCGGTCGAATCCGACGCGGCTTGTCTGGTACTCCTGCGCCGTGTGCAGGATGCGCTCGCCGCGTATGATGAGCCCCCACGTCTCGCGTGGGTCCACCACTCCCGTCTTGCCATTCTGCCTGGGAACCGGTAGAAGGCACGTCGCGTTCAGCAGCGTCCCGTTCTCGTCCATCGCGAGCCAGTCGTCCAGTATCGCCCGCTGCCATGGATGGGGTCGCAAGCCGTACGCGCTTGCCAGCTCGAACGCCACGTTGCCTTGCGTCCGCGTGTAGTCAGCACAGAAGCGGTACGTCGGTACCTGCTCGCCGACCCTAGGCATCTTCGGCCATCGTCATGATTCGGTTGAGTGGGTTGTCCGCTTCGGCGTCCTCGGCTGACATGAAGTCCTGCTCGCACTTCTCGACCAGCGGTGCTAGTGATAGCGTGTTAGCCTTCAAGTCACGCGCCGAGTCCGTGCCGTCGAACATCCTAGCGAGCTTTATGGCCATAGCCTTTCGCGCCGCAGGGTAATCGTCATTGAGAAGTGCGCTCTCAACGGGGCCTGCATCGGCCATCATGTCTATCTTTTTTCCTTGGCTCATGTCACTTCCCCCTTCGGGTTCGACCAGTCACGGCTCGTGTTGTGCGGGCCAGACGGCTTACGAGCCTTCTTGCGTTCGCCGCGTGCTATCGCCAAGACTTCTTCGACGGTCTTGTTGCCGCGCCACAAGTTGCAGCAGCGATGGGCAGCGCCGAGATTCGCGTAGTCAAGCGCACATGCCTCGGGCGACACGTAGCCGCCGAGCCAGTACTTGCTTACGGGTACTAGCTCATCCATCTCGAAACTGTATGGATGAGGAAATCGCAGGTCATAGTCGATTCGCGCCGTTGACGGCTTCTTGCCCATCGCAACACAAATCCAACATGGCCTTGCTTCAGCTTTGAGTCTTGCTTGCAGCTTTCGCCGCTCCGAGCTGTGCTGCCATCGTGGTTCATGCGCCAATTGGCATCACCTCTTGCAGCTCATCGTCTATCAGGTCGCGCTTCCTTGAGTTGCAGATG